GATTCGGATTTGCATGTGTTTCTCCAGATGGTGAGGGGTCAGTCCGAACCGCGGACGTTGGACAGGTGGAAGTCATGCGTCATCGTAGCCGGCGCGCCTTGCAGAGCCTTGGCGATGGCCGAGATCGCGCGGGCGTTCTCCGCGGCGGCGTCGGCGGCCCGGCCCAAGGCTGCGGCGGCGTCACTCGGAACCGAAGCGGCGTTGTTCTCGATGTGAACGTTTTCGAAGACGGCGCCAACGGGCGCTGCGGGCGGTTGCTTTTTGGTTCGCATGTATTTCTCCAAAGAAGATGTGTGATGTTAGCGAAGGTTTCAGAAAATACAAGCTATCAATCGAAGACTTTCGATAGCTCGCGGGTTTTGTGGATGAGCGTGCGCATCACTTCCTCATCCACACTGCCGGCGCAGGAGAAGAATCTCACGCGCACGTGCTTGGTTTGGCCGATGCGGTGGCAGCGCATCGTGGCCTGGGCGTTGTTGGCTGGCACCCAATCCGTCTCGATGAAGGCCACCTCGTGCGCGGCGGTGAGCGTGATGCCCACGCCTGCTGCCGTGATGTTGCCGATGAATACCCGGCACTTGGGGTCCTTCTGGAACTTGTCGATGTTGGCCTGGCGCTTGTCGGCGGGCGTGCCACCGTAGAGCGTGACGGGCTTGAACTCGCGCAGCGCCACGCGGGCGCTCTCGATGACGTCTTTGTGGATGGCAAACAACACAATCTTGTCGATCTGCTTCGTGGCCAGCTCTTCCTTGATGATCTCCAGCACGCGCGGCAACTTGGCCAGGCCGATGTAGCGGCGCAGCGTGGCGGTGGATGTGGCAAAGCCTTCCAACACCGCGAGCACGTCATCACTGTGCGAGTCATGATTGCTTTTGGCCACGGCCACTGCCGCCTTGAGCACCTTGTCCCGGTGCTCCATGTCCGCCAGGAAGGCCTTGACACCGATCGGCCGCCAGTTCTCGTAGAAGTAGGGATCGAGCTCGACCTGGCTGCGCTCGACGGTGACGTGCTGGTGGGTGAGGGGCGGGAGCTGGGCCATGACTTGTTCCTTCTTTCGGCGCAGCATGAACTGCGCCAGCAATGCTTTCAATCGGTCGACGTTCTTGTGCCCGGTGATCTTGAATCCGAATCCGGGGTCGAAGCCAGTGCAGAACTCGAACACGAAGTCCCAATACTGGCCTGCGTAGATGCCCGCGGATTTGAGGTGCGTGTAGAGTTCGCTGGCATTGTTGGGGGCTGGTGTGCCAGTGAGCCGCCACACTCGGGCTGCACTGCCGGCAATCCCAGGTACCTTGCTGTTGTGGCCATAAATCGCTCGCGTTCTCTTCGCACTTCTTTCCTTCAGGTAGTGGGCCTCATCCAGGACCAGCACGTCCCACTTGCGGCCCCGGAGTTCATTGCGCAGCTTGTTGTTGCCGGCGATGAGGTCGTAGCTGACGATGGTGACGCCGACATTGACGGGCCGGTCTGTACCTGTAGCAATGACCGCACAATCGCGATCCATCGGGCTGAAGCGCGTGAACTCTCTCGACCAGTTGACGCGGATGTTCGCGGGGCAGATGACGAGGATTCGCTGGGCTCCGATGATGTCGCAAGCGAGTACAGCCTGGCAAGATTTCCCGAGTCCCATCGAATCGGCGAGTAGGGCGTGTTGCTTTGACGCGACATAGCGTGCTCCTTCTACTTGGTAGGGGAACGGGGTTTCGAGTTCAATCACGCTGCGAGACCCCGTTGCCGCAGCAGATCCCGGTAAGCATCGATGGCCGCCCGGCGTTCTTCTTCCAGTTGCTTGATGCGTTCGGCCTGCGCCTTGATTTCAGCCCGCGCGTCTCTGGCGAAACGCGCCAAGTTCTCATGGCGCCACGATTCAAAATCCGTGCTAGCCGGGTTTTCGAGTGCGCTCATGGGTTCTCCTTGCGTAGTCTGGGCTTGTGGTTTGCCACTCTTTTGCCATCTGGCCTTGGGCAGTGCTCGGGTACCGTGACGGCGCACCAGATGGCGGTATACATATTCGACCCGCGGCCTTCTCCCTTGCTTTTCACCCACCTGTCGATGTACACCAAGGGGGTTCTGCTGAGCAGGGTCCACACGGTCCCCCGGTCCAGCGCCAGGTGCTTCGCTACTGCCTGTGTGGTGGCACCATCAGGCAGGGACTGAAGGAACTCCGTCGCGCGTTGTTGTCGGATGCCGGGCATGGTTGTCAACCCACATCCGGCGCAGACCGGTGTTCACCGCACCCCGACCAGGCTAGCACTTCGTGCACAGCACTTTGCAGCGTGGGATACGCGGCCGTATCCCAGCACTCTGGGTAGTGAATGACACGAGCCCATTCGGTAGGTAACCCGTTCCCGGCTTTCTCCACCTGTGTGGGTGCTGCTGAGAGCATTCTTTTGTAGACGTTTGTCCGCTCCGTAACCCACCGATCTGGGTGCTTATAGTTGGAAGTTGCCGCTTTCAACATCTCCGGTGTCGGCTCCGCCGGCACCAGCTTCCACCCCTGCGGCACCTTGCAGGCGTCTGCCTGTAGGGGTGTGGATGTGTAGAGAGATTGCACCTTGGCCGCGTCTCTGTAAAGGTGAGCGCAATCACCAAGCGCCACAAACGGCTTGTCAGGCGAGTGCGACGGATACACCATCGTTGCGACCGGCACATGGCGTTGATGTTCCCACGGCTCTAGCCCGTAGTATTCAGTATCATCAGCCACAGCCTCACAGCCCTGCCGCATCCTCTCACACTCAGCACGCCAGTGATCTGCGCTGGCCTTGTCGGTGTCTGCGATGGCGCGGAGACGGTCGATTTCATCCAGCAGCTCTTCAACGAACTCATCGCTGAATCTAAGTGGTTTGTTTGTGTCGAAAGCCTTTTGGATGGCTTCTCGCAGATACTGTGTATCAATGCTCATGCTCATGCTCCTTAAACATCAATCCACGCGCCAACGCAAACGCTACGCTTGCCAGAAAGACGAATAGGAAACCAAGCCAGAAATTTTCAAAAACTGAAGCTACAAGACCGAATCCGAATCCTCCGATTGCAGATATGACAAGAGATTTCATGCTTCCACCTTAAGTTCGCCAAATCCACATTGCGTACAGACGCCATTACGGCGCGTCCAGAATGTAAGTTTTTTGCAGATACTGCAGTAGTGTTTGTAGTTCATGCTTCCCCCTTGTGCGCCTTGATGGCGGCGCGCAGTGCAGGCAAAACAGCATCAGTCAGTTCCTTGTCTCCAGCACACACGCCGACATATGCTGACATCTTGCGCTCTGCACGTATCGCCGCCTCCAGCAGTGCGGTGTCGGTGGGCGGGCGGGTGTAGAGCTTCGCACCAACAGGCGGGATTTCTTTGTACATGTGGAAGCGAACCTGCCTCGCATCCGATCCCGGCACACCCATGCCCTCAAGAACAACCTCACCCACCGGCCACGACTTCTCGGCCAGCTTGGCGCGGACATCAGCAACGACTTGGCGGGCGAATGCTTGCGCGTATTCCTTGATGTATGTGTCGGAGTGCCTCACATGCGGCCAAGGGCTTTCCACCTCCGGCATTTCGTGCAGTGGGGGCAGTACAGTCTCAGGCTTGGTCATGGCTGGTTCCTTTCGTCATGAAGTTCTGGTCTGTCGATTTGTTTTCCGCATTTATGGCACTGCCATATTGATCTCTTCCATCCACGCTCGATAATTTCGTCGCCATAAATGTTTCTAAAAAAAAAAAAAAATGAAATTCGTGACGGCAACGCGCCTTACCCAACCACTCAGATAATGAGAGCCAGCGATAAGCGCCGGAACATGCGGCGAGATAACCAAGGAATAGAAACAAGCAAGGCACTACCAAAACAAATATCAAGGCGCTCATGCTTCACTCCTAGTCAGTGGCTTGAACTCCAGCATTGGCTGGTACTTGTCGTGGTTGGTGCAGTCTGAAACGCCGCACTTAAATGCAACCGCCTTTGTAAAACGATTAACATCAATGTTGAAATACACGCACGTCCGGCAGTCTCGCTGCATGGCTTCGATGTGGGCGCGGCGATTCCACTGTTCTGCGAGTAAAGGTTTACAGTCCTCGCCGCACGATGCGCGGCAATCTGTGCATGAACCGCAGCCTTTGCAGACAATCCAGTTCCAGCCTGCGTCGTCGTAGTCGAATACGGCGCTCCCTCCGCAAAAAGGGCACGGCATCAACTCCATCGCCTTGTTGTCAGTGTTAGAGGTCATTTGCAGACCTCAATAGTTTCTAGGTAGATGGCATACCAAAAATCAGCCCGCTCTTTGGTATCGTCCCACATGAAACCTAGGCCAATCATGAAAGACGCAGTTGATCGGTTGCTGAATGTATTCTCGCCATCCAAGTTCCTTGCCGCCATGAAAGCGATCACCTCCGGAACTCCACTGTCTTCCAGGGCGTAGCGGTATGCGTCGCGGTCTTTTTGGGTGATGGTCATGATTTCTGATCCTTGTTCATGGCGGCACGCTCAAGCTGCTTGATGTATTCGTTGCAGACGCGCAAGTGTTCCTCTAACCCATCCGCTCGCGCCTGCAACTCAGCACACTAGTGCACCGATGCCGCCAGTTCATCTGTCCGCGTAGCGTTGTAATTCTCCAACTCCGCCAGCGCTACAGCCTTGTCTTGTTCAGTGCTCACGGCGTATCTCCTTCCCCGCGGCGCGGAGTTTCTTGGCGACGTCCTTGTCCGCTTTCTCGATGGCCACGTATGCCTCGTATTCAGCGAGTTCTTCGGGGCTGTAGAGAAGGGCGCGCAGGACACCGTCACCATACTCGCACACCAGCCATAGCAGCAGGATGTACAGCACGGCAATGCCAGCGCACCAGAGGATGACGAGAGCGAGGGGGTCGTTCATTTGAATCTCCTGATTGCCAGCAAGTGCAGCACATGCGCGCCGGTGATGTCGATCTTGGGGACGTATACGATGCGCGCGTCCCAGGTGTTTGTCAAGGGGAATTGCGCACCGGCGAGTGCTGCGGCATAGGGGCGGCCTTCGTACGTGACCAGGCCTGCCTGGAGGACTGGATGCACGCGCAGCATGGCCGGGAAGTGATGCATGTATCCAGCGTAGAGGCTAGTGCCATTCAGCGTGTTCCTGTAGGCGCCGAACGTGGCACCGCTGGTGAACTCCACCTCGACGCCGGGGTTGACGTTGTTGACGCCGCGCTCCTGTAGCCAGGGCGCGGGATCGATGTGGGCGCTGGCCAGGTGCAGGCCGACAGCAGCGATGCAGCAGAAGAGGTCAGGCATGGCGGTCACCCGAATTTCTTTTTGATCATCGTGTCGATGGCGTTGCGGCCCGCTCCGGACTCCCAGTATTCAACCAGCGCCTTGTTCATCGCTTCACGCATGATGTCTTCCGACATCGCCTTGATCTCACGCGCCAGCTTCGTCGGAAGCTCGGTGATGGCTTGGTCGAGGCCGGCATTGAAAACGGCTACCAGATCTTGCTGGCGTGCGTCCAAGGCTTGCAACATGACCATCCGCATGCTTTCTACCTGGACCCGGATGAGAGGCAATTCAGTCATGACATTTTCTCCTATTCAGTGGTTTGAGATTCAATGACCGGCTCTTCCCCCATCTCCTCCTGCGGCGCGATGGCCGACGCGAGGATGAACAGAGCGAACAGGAGGCACATCACCAGGATCCAGCGGCCGGGGGACTTGCTGGCCCAGCGTTCGAGAGGGAATTGGTTCATGAAGTGCTCCTGTGATTCCTCAACGGGTAAGGACCTTGCTCAGAGCCGATGACGGCTGGGCCGTCGATCGCATCCAACTGGGCCGCGAAATTACGCTTTGTTTCTTCGCGTCTTTCCGGTGTGGACATGGCGCAGTCAAAGCACACCATCGAATGACCCGGACCGTACGGGCGCAAGTCTTTGCTGGTGCCGCAGTAGTGGCAGTTCATGACGGTTCCTTGTTGATGATCATCTGGCCGCGAAAGACGCCAGCGTCGCGCTGCATCTCGGCGTATTCCCTGCACAACTCGCGCACATCCTGGCCCAGCAGGTTGCAGAACCCGAGACCGTCCAGAGACTCATAGAGCCCGGCGCAACGGTCGCACAGGTACCAGGGGACCAGAGGCTCTTCGCCGCCTTCGCCGTAGATGCGTTCGGCCACGCTGTCAGGTGCCGGATAGCGGTAGCGAATGAATGCCATCGCATCATCACCAACAGCGACCCGCTCTCCACACGAGCAGCATTTGCGCGAGCGCTTGGTATTCAGCGGGGCCACGTCCTGTGGTTCGTAGAACCAGGCGGGGTCGTCGTATCCGCAATCACAGGAGAGGCTCATCACTTTCCTCCTTGCAACACCGCGCCGTAGCGCGCGATCAGGGCGGCTTCGGCCACGCCATCGTCCTTCACCCGCGCGAACTCTTTGGCGTGCGTGGGGAAGAGCTGGGTGGCAAGTTGCCGGGCTTCGGTTTTCTTGTCGGCTTTGGTCTCGTCGCCGACGCGACGAATGCCATAGTGGCCCTTCCATTGCTGGGGGCTGACCAGGCTGAAGGGGACGCCGGTGGCATAGAGCATGCCGTGCAGGATGCCAGTATTCAGGCCGAAGTCGAATACGCCAGCTTGGCGGGGGCGGCTGTGGACTTCTTCGATGTAGGCGTGGCGCAAGATGATACTGAGCCAGTCGGCCAGCGCCACGCCGTCCACCTTGCGTTGCTTGTGCACCACACGGACGGGCATGCGCAGCACTTCCACCAGCTGCAGTGTGCCGACGTCGACGATCGCCAGGGCGCCATCGAGGCCGGGATCGATTCCGAGAATGTGTTTCATCGTGTTACTCTCCAGTACATTGTGGCCACGCCCAGCAGGAAGCCGATGGCGAGGCCTAGAAGGAAGACGAGGATCATGCTTGCCTTTGTTGCCGATGCCACTGCAGTTTGGCTTCAGTCACCACAGACTCGGGGCTCCAGTTCGGATGCTCTTCTTGGATTTTCATCACGAGGGCCCACAATCCCGGGCGGCGTTCGGCTGGATCGCTGCGCGGGACGCGGGCGTTCTCGGGGTAGTAGTCGGACCATTCGATCTTGTACTGCCAACGCCCGGGTTTCTGAGCCATCGCCGCGGCCGTCCGGGCACTGTATTTCGGATATGCCGGCGCGCTCCAGCACTTCCCATCCCACCAACGCCAGCAGTCGAACGCCTTCACTGCGCTCGCATTCCACCACCCCACATGCGGGGGCGGGCCTTTGTGCCAGGTGCGTGTGATCATGATGTGCTCCCGGTAGCCTTGGCAATGGCGGCGCGAGCGCGGAACAGAACGCAGCTTTCGCTGTCCTCGACATCCGTCATTCCATCAACGAGTTCTTGAAGAGCCTCCAGCAATTCAGGCGCTGCAGCGATCACATCAGCATTCGCTTCCGCGTCTTCGTTGTAGGTGTTGGTATCAGCGACTTGATGCCCCCGCGCGTCAGTGATTCTGAAACGGTTGCGTCCAGTCTTGGCCTCACGCTTCCACGGCCCTGGCGTATGCTTCGCGGCGCTCATGCCGGCTCTCCTTGCTTCACCGTGGTGTCGTGCAGCCGGCGCATGGCTTCGGCGCTTTCCTCGGGGGATTCGTCGGGGCGGATGGGGCGGAGTAAGCGATCGGAGACCGCCAGTTCTTCCCCGGCAAAAGCTGGCGCTACAGCGGTTTTGTAGTTGTCGTTCCACGCCAACATCGTGGTCAGGCAGCGTACTTCCCAGTAAAACTCGGAAGACAAGTCGCCGTAAAAATCATTCGGATTCGCTTGATCCAACACTTCCACAAAGGCGCCCTCATTTTCAGGAAATTCCGGGTCGAAAATGTAGCGGGCCAAATCTCCGGGTTTGCAGTTCATTTCAGAATCTCCTCAAGGATTTTGGTTTCGGCAGGGTAGCGGATACGCCGCGGGGCCCAGTCTTCGGCGGTGAGCAGGACGCCCTGCTCCCGGGCGATGGCGGTGATCTTGGCTTGCTGGTGGTGGGGCACCAGGCCGTTGGTGCCGGCTGGCGGGGCGTACTGCCAGCGGAACACCGTGATGCGGCTGCAGCCGATCAGGCCGGCCAGGGTGAGCTCGCCGCCGAACTTGGCGATGATGTGGGCGGCCTGGCCGAACGCTGGGCGGCCGTGCTTGCCTGAGCCTTTGGGGACGGGCATGTCAGTACCCGCGGTTCAGGTTGGGGAATTCGATGGGCGCCCCCCCCGCTGAAAAGGTTTGCTCGGCGGTAGCCGCCGCCATTTGCCAGAAGTCGTGGCCTTCGGGGCTTTGGCTCCAGAGGAACAGGACGGAAAGGCGCCCAGTGTGCTTCGTGTCCAGGTTGGTAGCGTTTCGCGCCGCCATGAACGCCAGAACTTCGGGGATGCCGGCGTCTTCCAAGGCGTAGCGGATCTGGTTGCGTTGGGCTTGGGTGAGAGTGCTCATGGTGGGGGTCCTTTCAGCTGAAAACGAACGCTAGACCCAGCACAGCGCAGCCCAAAGCGGCCAGGGAGAGCACGACCGTTATGGCGTAGTAGAGGCTGGACTGAAACGCGCCGGAGAAACCGTCTTTGTGCCAACCTTTGACCAGCCCCACCAACCAAGCGAGTATCACCGCCGATATGGCGTATTTCAGAAGGAGAGTGAGGTAGACGTTCATGGCGGGGGTCCTTTCGTATCGTTGGCAAATGCGGATTCAGGAGCGGCGTTTACTGGTGCGGCCGACGTGCCATTCCTTGCGAGGGTTGCCCACTCGGGGTCTGGTCTCATGTTTCACCGGTTTCCTGGGGCAGCTACGCCGCTCCTGAATCAGCATGTTGGGGAGAGTTTAATTCGGTTGTTGAGGTGACACCAATTGATTTTGGCTAATAGGGGACTGGGAGGCATAGTTGTTACGTTTAGGGCTTCCGGGATGGGTTTTTGGCCCCAGAATGGGCGGAAAGTTCTGGATGATCTGGATCGCTGAAAACAGATAGAACAACGTAAGTCCTTGATTTTAAAGGAGAAAATGGTGTTTTTGGGGGTGTTCTTCTGTTTCTGTTTCAGTTTGCGGGTTTGCTGGAGAATCTGGAGCAGCCATGGGAGCGCGGTGCGCAGCATTTATTGTTACGGTGGTTGTTTATATGCATATCTCTATCTACTTTATTTAATATAAATATAGAATAAGTAGAGATATGTAATGAAATCAACGACTTACGTCATCCAAATTTTGTTCTTGTTCTGAATGGGGCTCGGGGAAATAGAGAAAGGGTGGGCGGAAAGGTTAGGGGGCGGCCCACGCTCACGCTGGCGGGTAGAGCTCTCCCGTGATGGCGCTGGCATCGCGTCCGGCTTCGAACAGCTCCAGCAGCCGGCGGGCTTTGCTGGGGCTCAGGATGTAGGCGCCCTCCCGATTGGAGTATCGGCCCCGCAAATGTTCCGCCAAGCGCCCGGCCCGGGTTTTGTACCCGTCGGATGAGGGGCAGCGCGCGGCCATCTGGCCCTTGGCGTATCGGGCGGGCCGGATCTCTGGGGGCGGGTCTCGGTGGGTCATGTCGCGTTGCTCCTACGAGTTATCGCGCACTTGGCCGCGTGCAAAGATTTGAATGTGCCCACGTCAACGCCGCCAACAGGATCCATAACGCGGCATTGGTCGCGGTCACAATAGCCGTGGATGTAGTAGCCCTTGTAATTGACGGTCCACATGTCTTTCTCCAAATCAAGGCAACATCGCCCGGTATTGCGCCCAGGGGGCTAGACGCAATGGCTGGCGTGGTCGGGGGTTAGCTTTTGGGTTTTGGCACGGGCTTTCCGTTGTGGACTGGAAAGGGCCAGGGTTGTTGGTGGGTCATTCTCTTTTGTTCTGTCCGGCCCGGAATCCGAGCCACCAAGCTTTTTCCAGGTCCAGCGCCCGAGCGTTCCGGGCTCTCGCCCTTTCGTACCCGTCGGCGAACCCACGCCCGTACTCTGTCTGTGTGGGGTCGTGTTTTTCCGAGCGCCTCCGCGCCCAGTCAACCAGGTCTTGAACGAAGAACATCAGCAGTCTCCAAAGTCAGGCAACATCGCCCGGTATTGCGCCCAGCGGGCTAGGCGCAATGGCTGGCGTGGTCGGGGGTTAGGCTATCCGCTCCAACTCGTCGCAGTAGGCCCGGCAGGTCTCTTCCAAGGCGAACCACGCCAGAGCATTGGCCACTTGCGTATCGTGCTGGCTTTTCTTGCCGTACAGAGTCAGGCCCACTTCGGATTCCGTGGCGTCCTTCAGGCAACGAAATCCGCGCACTACGGCCATGGGGTCTTCGCTCAGGTCTTCAGCCAGCGCGCGCAGCTGCAGCAGGATGGAATCGCGGTTGACGGCGTAGAAGCGGCGCGTGTCGGCGTAGTAGGTCCAGCGGCCGTATCCTGCGTCTGCGCCGTGGCTGGCGACGTCTTGCGCCATCTCTTTGAAGGCTTCCCAGCCCCCGCACTGGCGGATAACGGCAATAGCGAGGGCTTCGTTCACGTAGCCGCCGCGGACAAATTCGGTTTGGTTCATGGTTCTTTCTCCTGGTGGGTTGATGCGTTTATGTTACGCTAAAATCAACAAGATTAAAATTGATTGTTTGCAACGCTTCGGAACTGTGATAGGTTTAATCTATGAACGAGGTCTTATACGAAAACGAGCATAAGGCTGTGCTTAATCGGATCATCGATAGCATATTGGACGGGATACCGCTAAAAAAGGCGGTTGCAGCAGAGGGAATTCACCTCAGGACGTTCAATAGGTGGCTTTCAGGTGATAGGGAAGCCAGCCTCGACTATGTACGAGCTCAAGAACTGCTTGCCGATGTGCTGGTCGATGACGCATTGGAGATCGTGGACACTGAGCCAGATGCCCAGAAAGCCCGCAATCAGGCCGATATGCGAAAGTGGATCGCCAGCAAGCGCAATACCAAGCGCTACGGTGATCGGATTGACATGAACGTGACCCAGACACTCGACATCGGCACCACGCTGCAGGAAGCCCGGGCCCGCTTGCTGCGACCAGTGCGCGACCAGCTAGGCGTGAGCGAGCCCCAAGTGATTGATTTGCCTAGCAGAATCGTGCAAGGCGCCACTGATAATCAATCAGTGGACCGGCCCCAGCCAGGCGACGCGCCCGACATCTTCAGCTGAAAAGGCAGGCCGGTGGAGAACCGCGCGCTGCGGCGCCAGGGAGGGGGCCCCAAAAAGTCGAAGGGGGGTGGGTGGGGGGGGGGGGTCGGGAAATCGCGGCCGAACCGTGAAGCGGGGTCCTTCCTGCAGCCGGCTTTTTAAAATTTTTTCTGAAGCGAATACGTAACAACGTAACAAGGCATGCCCAAACAACAACCACTCTACACCGCCCAGGGCGAGCAGCAGCTGATGCTCGAACTATGGTCGCCCGAGATCGCCAACGATCCCCGGGCCTTCGTTCGCTTCGCCTATCCCTGGGGCAAGCCGGGCACGCCGCTGGAGCACATCACCGGCCCACGGAACTGGCAGGACCAGCAAATGGCCGATATCGCGGAGTACATCCGCCACGCCAAGAATCAGCTCGAAGCGAACAACATCCTGGTCGACATGTACCGGGAGGCGATAGCATCCGGCCGCGGCATCGGCAAATCGGCCGATTTCGGATGGCTGTCGCACTGGTTCGTCTCGACCCGATTGGGCGGCAGCGTGTGGGTGGCGGCCAACGGCGAGCCCCAGCTCAAGACCAAGACCTTCCCCGAGATCGCGAAGTGGGTGTCCATGGGGATCAACGCGCACTGGTTCGAGATCCAGGCCACGTCGATCAAGCCCGCCGAGTGGCTGTCCGACGCGGTGAAGCGCGATTTGAAGGTGGACCCCAGCTACTGGGGGATCTTCGGCCAGCTGTGGTCGGAGGAAAACCCGGATGCGTTCGCTGGCGCACACAACGCCTACGGCGAGATGGCGCTGTTCGACGAGGCCTCGGGCATCCCGAAGTCGATCTGGACCGTGCAGCAGGGAGTGTTCACCGAGAAGATCATCGACCGGTACTGGCTGGCGTTCTCCAACCCGCGGCGCAACAGCGGCGCGTTTTTCGAGTGCTTCAACGGGGACCGCAGCAAGTGGCGCCGGCGCAACATTGACGCGCGCACCGTGGAGGGCCTGGCCCAGGATGCCTACCAGGCGATCATCGATCAGCACGGCGCCGACAGCGACGAAGCCCGGGTGGAGGTGTATGGCCAGTTCCCGAACTCGGGCACCAACCAGTTCATCTCGTTCGACACTGTTGTTTCCGCGCAACAACGCGAGGTGATGCCAGACCTGGGTGCGCCGTCGGTGATGGGGGTGGATGTGGGCCGGTTCGGCAACGATCCCAGTGTGCTGGCGTTCCGTACCGGCCGTGATGCCCGCAGCATTCCGTGGGAGCAGTATCGGGGGCTGGACAATGTGCAGTTGGCGGAAAAGGTGGCCAACGCGGCGCAGCGTTACAAGGTCGACGCCATCTTCGTGGACGGCAACGGGCCCGGCGGTGGGGTGGTCGACGTGCTGAAGTCGTGGGGCTACCGGGTCATCGAGGTGCAGAACGGCGGCAGCGCGGTGGATGGCGACGTGTACGCCAACAAGCGGGCGGAGGACTGGGGCCGCATGCGGGAGTGGCTGCCCGGCGGCGCCATTCCCGGCAACGACGAGCTCAAGACGGACCTGATCAGCCCGGAGTTCCGGTACCACGCCACCCGCGGCAACATCGTGCTGGAGAGCAAGGACGAGATGAAGAACCGGGGGCTGGCCTCGCCGAACTGGGGCGACGCCCTGGCGATGACTTTTTCCCAGCCGGTGGCGCGCAAGGATTTGGCCACGTCGCGCAGCCACGGCCGGGGGCGGGTGGCGAAAGACCTGGATTACGCTATACTGGGGTAGTCGCAACTCCGCGAAAACGGTGCCGCCATGTCTTTTATTAGCAGTATTTTTCAAGGTGTGGGAGACCTGCTGGGCATCAGTCCGAAGAAGCCGGCGGCGCCGAACATGCCGACTCAGGATCAGATCGCGGCCCAGCAGGATGCTGCGGCGCAAGATGAGACTCGGCGCCTGGCGCGCGGCCGTACCAGTACCCTGCTGACCGGTAGTCGCGGGCTGACGGATACGGGCACGACCAGCAAAGTGTTGCTGGGGCAATGATGGACAAAGAACCCAAGTACCTCACGGCGCCATTTGACCAGCCGGTTCCGGAAGGGGACGCCCAGGCCAAACTGGTCAGTGAGTTGCTGCGGGAATTCTCGCGTTGCGAAGGCAGCCGGGTCAACTGGGAGTCGCATTGGGAAGACGTGGCCCGGCGCGTTCTGCCATATTTCCGTGACAGTTTTCTGGGGACGCCGGTGCAAGGCGCCAAGCGCACCGAAGAACAGTTCGACGTCACGGCGAACATGGCGCTGTGGAAGTTCGCCGCAGCCATGGAGTCGATGCTGACGCCAGCCAACAACAAGTGGCACCGCCTGCGCCACCCCAATCCCCAGTTGATGAAGCGCCGCGAGGTGCAGATGTGGTTCGATGAGGTCAACGACCTCATGTTTCATTACCGCTACAGCCCGAGGTCTGGGTTCCAGGCGAACCAGCACGATGGCTACGTAGGTCTGGGAGCATTTGGCACGTCCTGCCTGTACATCGACGCATTCAGGGACCCGGTGGACCCCGGCGCGCGCGGCCTGCGCTACCGCCAGATTCCGCTGGGTGAGACTTTCTTCGAGGCCAATCATCAGGGGCAGATCGACAAGGTGTCGCGTCGATACCACATGACGTGGCGGCAGATCCTGCAGAAGTGGGGCGACGATCCGCTGCCGGCTGAACTGGTGGCCCTAGCCAAGGCCAAGCCGGACACTGAGGTGACGATGCTTCACATCGTCAAACCGAATTCGGAGTACGACCCCCACCGCATCGACGCGAAGGGGATGAAATACGCCAGCTTTTACATCATCCGCGACACCAAGACGCTGGTGGAGCGTGGCGGGTTCCGCTGTTTCCCGTATGCCGTGGCGCGCTACCTGACGGCGCCGGGCGAACTGTACGGCCGCGGCCCGGCGATGAACGTGCTGCCGGGCATCAAGGTGCTCAACGAGGAGAAGAAGACCATCCTCAAGCAGGGTCACCGCGTGGTGGACCCGGTGCTGCTGACGCACGACGATGGGATTCTGGATGGGTTCAGCATGCGCCCCGGCGCGCTCAACGCCGGTGGCGTGAACGCCGATGGCCGGCCACTGGTGCATGCATTGCCGACCGGAAACATTGCGATTGGCAAGGAGCTGATGGATGACGAGAGGATGGCGATCAACGACGCCTTCCTGGTAACGTTGTTTCAGATCCTGGTCGAGACGCCGCAGATGACGGCCACCGAGGTGCTGGAGCGGGCCCGCGAGAAGGGCGCGCTGCTGTCGCCGACCATGGGGCGGTTCCAGCACGAGAGTCTGGGCCCGCAGATCGAGCGCGAGTTCGACCTGCTGATGTGGCAAGGCCTGCTGCCGCCGCCGCCCATGGCGGTCATCGAGGCCGGCGCGCAGTACCTGGTGGAGTACGACGCTCCGCTGAACCGGGCGATGCGCTCGGACGAGGCGGCGGGTACGATCCGCAGCATGCAAGTGGCGGCGGAATTGTCCGCGCAGACGCAGGATCCGTCCATCATGGATTGGTTCGACACCGACGTCATCATGCCGGAGGTGGCCAACATCAATGGCGCGCCGTTCCGCTTCATCCGTTCGCCTGATCAGGTGGCGGCGATTCGGCAGGGTCGCAAGCAACAGGTGGCCAGTGACCAACTGGTGCAGGCGTTGCCGGGCCTGGCCGCCGTCACCAAAGCCGCCAATCCGAAGGGCACGACCGAATTGCCCGGCCAACCCGCAGCCGCATGAACCTCCTCGAAAAAGCCCGCCAGTTTCTGGCGCGCCGGCGCACCGTCTACGTCGCAACCTTCCTCAACCCGATGGGCGAGGAAGTGCTCAAGGATCTCGCCCGGTTCTGCCGGGCGCACGAAACCACGTTCCATGTCGACGCCAGGGCGCACGCCGTGGCCGAAGGCAGGCGCGAGGTATGGCTTCGGATTCAGCGGCACCTGCAGCTGACCGAAGGCCAATTGTGGCAGCTGTACGGCGCGCCGCAATCCCAATCCAACCAGGAGTAACTATGGACATCGAGCAAGAAATCCAGGCCAAGGGCCTGACCGCGCCGCGCATCACGCCTGCCGATATCGAGGCGAACATCACGCATGAGTTCTACTTCACCCCAGATAACGCTGTAGAGGCGCCTGGCGCTGTTGAACTCTGGCATGGAGAAGATCAGGAAAACGCGCCGCTTCCGCAAGCGCTATCACTGCTTACCTTCTGCGTGCTGTTGCTGCGCAACGGCTTCACCGTGACCGGCGAGAGCGCCTGCGCCAGCCCAGAGAACTTCGACGCCGAGATCGGCCGCAAGATCGCGCGCCAGAACGCCGTGCAAAAAATCTGGCCGCTGCTGGGCTACGAGCTGCGCAGCAACCTGCGCAACGTGGCGCCCGTTTGATTCCCACCAACCCAGGAGTGATCCCCCATGTCTGACGCAGCCCCCGCACCCGGCGGACAAGGCGCAGCCCCAGCGGCCGCGCCCTCCGCGCCTCCCGCCGCCCCGAGCACAGCAGCCGCCTTGGCCGCCACGCCGCCGGCGCCCGCCGCCCCGACCAGCCAGCAGGTCACTACCCCACCGGCCGCGCCGCCTGCCGCGCCCAAGTGGCTGGATGGCGCCGACCCCGACACGCTGGGGTACGTGCAGAACAAAGGCTGGGACGATCCGGTCAAGGCTGTCCAGTCCTACCGCAACCTCGAAAAGCTGCTGGGTGCGGACAAGGCCGGCAATGCCATTGTGCTGCCCAAGGCTGACGCGGACCCCAAGGAGTGGGGCGCGGTGTACGACCGCCTGGGTCGGCCGGCCGACGCCAAGGGCTACGAGTTCAAGGCGCCCGAGTTCCTGCCCAAGGAAGTGGTAGAAGCTACGCTGGCCAAGTACCACGAACTGGGACTGAGCAAGAGCCAGGGCGAGAAGCTGGCCCAGTTCGAAGCCGAGCGCGCGGTGACGGCCCAGCAGCAGATCGAGCAGCAGCGCACCACGCAGTTCCAGGCCCAGGACAGCGAACTCAAGACCGAATGGGGCGCGGCCTACAACCAGAACCTGACCCAGGCCCAGGCGGCAATGCGCGCGCTGGGACTGGATGCCAAGTTGATCGACGGCATCAGTGACGCCATCGGGCACAAGGCCACCATGAAACTGCTACAGACGATCGGCAGCAAGACCGGCGAGGCGGGCTTTGTTCCGGGCAACGGCGCCCCGGGTTTCAGCGGTGCCATGTCGCCGGAGCAGGCCACGGTCGCTATCAAGGCAAAGATGGCGGACAAGGAATGGTCCACCCGGTACCTGAACGGTGGCGCGGTGGAGCGCGCTGAGATGGAGCGCCTGCACAAGTTCAAGGCGGGGATGCAGGCATGACCGAGACCGAAGCCCGCATGCGGTGCCTGGAATTGGCCTACCAGTTGGGTCTCCCGGACCGCACGAAAGAAAATGTTGTGGAAATCGCGCAACACCTATATACTTTCGTCAACGCACCTGCCGGGGCCGAGAAGCCTCAGCAACTTGTGGACAAGCCCCAACGAGGAAAGCCGCCGGCGCGAGCCAGTGATCTTCTGAGTTAAGCCCCACGCCAGATTTGGTGCTATCTGGCCCCTCTGAAAGAGGACAAGCCGAAAGGGATGCCGCGGCCTTACCGCAGCAAACAGTCCGGTTTCAACTCTTTCGGAGGGACAAATGTCCATCAATCTGACCACGCACTATGTGCAGCAGTACAGCACGAATATCGAGCTCCTGCTGCAGCAACGCGGTTCCAAGCTGCGCGATGCCGTCACCGTCGGCTCCTACGTCGGCAAGGCCGCCTCCCCCGTCGACCAGATCGGCAAGGTCGAAATGCAGCAAGTCACGTCGCGCTTCGCCCCGATGGGTCGCGTCGACGCACCGACCGATCGCCGCTGGGTGTACCCGAGCGACTTTGATCTGCCCCAGATGATCGACTCGTTCGACAAGCTGCGCCTCATCACCGACCCGAAATCGAGCTACGTGCAGAACGCCGTCATGGCCGCCGGCCGCAAGTTCGACTCCCTGATCTGCTCGGCCTTCACCGGTACCGCCAAGACCGGCGAGACCGGTGCCACCAGCACCATCTTCACGGCGGCCAATGGCGTTGCCGTCGCCACCGGTGGCGCCAACTCCAAGCTGAACGTGTCCAAGTTGCGCGAGGCCAAGCGTCTGATGATGGCCAACCACGTCGACTTTGACATGGAAGAAGCCTTCATCGGCATCACCGCGTCCGACCATGACGCGTTGCTGGGCGACATCCAGGTCGTGTCCCGTGACTTCAACGGCGGTCAAGCCGTGCTGCGCGACGGCAAGATCATGGAGTACATGGGCTTCAAATTCATCCACTGCGAACTGATCGAGACCGCCCTGGCCGGCACCAACAAGGTGACGCTGCCGGTGTGGGTCAAGTCGGGCATGCACCTGGGCATCTGGGGCGACATCCAGAACGATGTCGATCAGCGCGCCGATCTGCAGGGCAAGCCGTGGCAGCTGTACACCCGACTGACCGCCGGCGCCACGCGCCTGGAGGAAAACAAGGTGTACTCCATCGATTCCTACCGCGCTTAAGGAGCACACAACATGGCAGTCGATACCCTGAAATCCACCGCGATCACGAACGCGGACGCAACGCCGCCGGTTCTGAGCAATGCGCGTCTGACCCGCATGACCCTGTGCGAATCCGTTGGTACGGCGCAAGCCACCGCCTCGGCCAGCATCGGGTCCATCTACCGGCTCGCCCGGGTGCCGTCGAACGCCCGCGTCAGCCAGGTCATCCTGGCGTGCGATGCCTTCGACACCACCGGCGCCGGCGACATCGGCATCTACCAGACCGCGGCCAATGGCGGCGCGGTGGTGAGCGCGGCGCTGTTCGGCAGCGCGGTGGTCATGACCTCCATCCTGACTGGCACCGATGTCACCCACGAGTCGACCACGTTCGGTGTGGAAGATGCCGAGAAGCCCCTGTGGGAAGCCCTGGGCCTGTCCGCCGACCCGATGCGCGACTACGACGTGGCCATCACGCTGACCGCGGCCAACGGCGCCGGCGCGACGCCGGACATGACCCTCAAGGTCCGCTACGGCATCTGACGAGATCAACCGGGGCTTCGGCCCCGGTTTTACCTAGGAGCATTCCATGGCAGACCGTTTCTACTCCGTCGTCAAAGGCGAGCACTTTCCCCATCAGGTGACCGAGGGCGCGGCCACCTCCGGCGAGGCCATCGAGTTGCGTGTGGCCGACACCATCTATACCAACAAGATCGACGTGATCCTGGGCGTGCGCGCCCTGCTGCTGTACCTGGAAAGCAGCAACGAAACCAGCCCCATCGCCTAAGGAGACGCCATGACCATCATGCGTCTTCGCAGCACGATCGCGCGGCCGGCCGATGCCACGGCGTATGCCGCCGGCGACGAGGTGAGCAACAGCGCCACGGCCGCCTCGGTTGTGCGTGCCACTTTTGACCTGACTGGTTTTCGGCAGGGCCGACTCCTGGCGGCTGAAATTGACCTGACGGCTGCATCCGGCAACGTTGTCACCACGGCGTCCGATTTCGAAGTGCTGCTGTTTCCGACCGGGCTGGCGCCCGCCGCCGTGGGGGACAACGTGACGAACCCGATTGCCGCGGCGACTCGCATCAAGGCCGCCGGCGCCTTCGTGTTCTCGAACGCTGGGTGGACAGGTCCCCTGGGTACGGTGGCCGCGGGCACTTCGCAATGGCAAGGCGTGTCCGCGCACTACGTGCAGCCGGATGCCACACCGGTGTTGCACCAGTCGCACCCGGGCGGGTATCTGTTCAGCACTGCCGACTGGTCCACCCTGACGCTCACCGCGGTGCTGCGAGCGCTGGCCGCTTGGACCCCGACGGCCGTGGTCAACACCTTCGGTATCACGCTCGTCATCGACGCGGAGTAAGAAGCATGGCACAAAGCGCTGTTGACGCCTGCAACAGCGCGCTTCAGCGGGTGGGAGCGGCGGCCATCGTAAGCCTGGCCGACAACTCCCCGGAAGCGCGCGAGTGCTCTCGCGCCTACGACAGCACGCGGCGCACCGAGATGCGCCGGTACCCGTGGAATTTCGCCAGCAAGCGGGTCACGTTGGCTCCGGATGCTACGGCGCCGGATCACGACTACGACTATCAGTTCACGCTGCCCACCGATTGTTTGCGCGTACGCAGGCCCAATGACGCGCAGCTGGACTGGAAGATCGAAGGCCGCAAGATACTGACCAATGGCGGGAACGTGCTGTATCTGGCCTATGTGGCGGATATTGAGGACGTGGCGCAATGGGATTCGGCCTTCTACGAGGTGTTCGCCACGGCGCTGGCCATCAAGTTGGTCGACCGGCTGACGACCTCGAACGTCAAGAAGTCCACGCTGAAGGATGACTACAAGGCCGAGGTTTCGGCCGCGCGCCTGGCAGACGCTTTCGAGAGCGGGCCGGACGAGCCGCCGGAGGACGACTGGATCACGGCGAGGTTGTAAATGCCTCGCGCCACACACGTCCAGAACAACTTCAACAGCGGGGAATGGTCCCCACTGACCTGGGGCCGCTCGGACATCGCCAAGTACAAGAACGGCCTGGAGCTCTGCAGCAACTACATCCCGACGGCCCAGGGGGGCCTGACCCGCCGGCCGGGCACGCGGTATGTCGCGGCTACCAAGAGCAGCGGCGAGGCGCGCCTGGTGCGCTTCGAGTTCAGCATTACCCAGGCCTACGTGCTAGAGCTGGGCGATCACTACGCCCGCTTCTACACCAACGACGGTCAGCTGCAGACCAGTGGCGTGGCCGCATACAACGGTGCCACGGCCTACGTCATCGGCGACTTGGTGACGAGCGCTGGTGTCACTTACTACTGCATCGCCAACACCACCGGCAACGCGCCGCCCAACGCCACGTATTGGTACGCTCAGACCGGGACGATATATGAAATCCCGACTCCTTATGCCGTTACCGATATATGGGCGTTGTCTTTCACGCAGTCCGCTGATGTGCTGTACATTGCGCATCCGCTGTACGTGCCCCGCAAGTTGCAACGATTCGGTGCCACGAACTGGAAATTGGCCTCGATCACGTTCACGGACGGGCCCTACCTCAACCTGAACACGACGACCACGACCCTACAATCCAACGTGGCGGGCCCGGGCGCGGCCACAGTCACTGCGTCGGCAAACCTATTCGTGGCCAGCGACGTGGGTCGGGCGATCCGGCTGAAGTCAGGCACCAGTTGGGGTTGGGGGACAATCACGGGCTACACCAGCGCAACGCAGGTTACGGTGAACTGGGTTACCGCGGTGGGGCTGACGGCGGTCACGGTGTGGCGGCTTGGCGTGTGGGGCACGGCCAATGGCTACCCGGGTACGGTGACGTTTCACCAGGATCGCCTGGCGTATGCTGGGTGCACGGCTTTCCCCGCGCGTATTGACGCGAGCAACACCAGTGACTACGAGAATTTCGCGCCGTCGGAAACCGACGGGACGGTGGTGGACAGCAATGCCTGGTCGTTCACGCTCAACAGCAACACGGTGAACCTGATCCAGTGGATGGTGTCGGATGAGTTCGGACTGTTGTGCGGTACGGCCGGTGGTGAGTGGGTGGTGGCGCCCAGCTCGGCCCAGACGGCGATCACGCCCACCAACGTCAATGCGCGCAACACCACTTCGTACGGGTCGTCCAGTGCCGCGCCGATTCGGGTTGGCAAGTCATTGCTGTTTGTGCAGCGCACCAAGCGCAAGTTGCGCGAGATGGCGTACCGGTTCGAACTCAACACGTTCCAGGCCCAGGATATCTCACTGATCGGGGAGCACCTTACCAAGGGCGGCCTCAAGCAGATGGCTGTGCAATTGGCGCCACAGCCGATCATCTGGATTTGCCGTATCGATGGTACACTGGTTGGAGTCTCTTACGACAAAGACCAGGATATCTGTGGCTGGCACCGACACCAGATGGGTGGGTACTCTGACTCGGGGCACTCCGTTGCCCCTCTGGTGGAGAGTGTTGCCTCGATCCCCGCCCCGTCCGTGGATAGGGATGAAGTTTGGGTCATTGTAAAGCGTTACGTCAACGGCGCAGCCGTTCGATACGTCGAGGTGATGACGAAGCTGTGGGAAGACGGAGATAGCCTTGAAGATGGAGTGTTTGTCGATTCCAGCGCGGAGTACAGTGGCGTGGCCACTACCACGATTTCGGGGCTGACGTGGCTCATCGGGCAAACCGTCAGCGTTCTGGCAAATGGCGCCGTGCACCCTACCTGCGTCGTTGACGGCGCGGGGCTGATCACCTTGAACAGGTCGGTCACAAAGGCCCAGGTGGGCCTGGGCTACAACAGTGACGGTAAGACCCTGCGCATCGAGGCCGGCGGCGCGGATGGCCCGGCCCAAGGTAAGCTCAAGCGGTTGGTCAGCTCGGTCATGCGATTCTTCCAGTCGGTGGGGCTGAATTACTTCAGCAACAGCACGAGCGCCTACTACCCGCAATCCTTCCGCGATAGTAGCGCGGCCATGGACGCCGCGGTGCCCTTGTTCACCGGTGACAAACGGTGGTCGGTGGACGGAACCTGGGACATGGAAGGACAGTTGTCCTGGCGGCAAAGCGATCCGCTGCCCAGCAACATCCTCATGCTGCAGGTGCAGGTAGATACACAGGATGGTGGGTGATGGATGTCGTCGCCTTCAAGTCGGAGCACATGCTGGCGCTGGACGTGCAAGACGCCCAGGCCAGCGCGCGCCAGTTCTTCAGCCCCGAGCACCTGGCGGATCTGGAAGAACTCGATTCGTTCACGGTGCTGTTCGGCGGCCGGCCGGCCATGTGCGTGGGCTGGGTGGAGTTGTACCCCACCCGGGCCCTGGTGTGGGCGGTGCTGGCACGCGACGCCGGGCGCCACATGACTGCGCTCACGCGCTTTGGGCGTCGGCTGGTGGACGGGTTGCCGTACCGCCGGGTGGATGCAGAGGTTGACGCCGAGTTTGGCCAGGGCTGCCGGTGGCTCGAATTGCTCGGGTTCCAGCGTGAAACCCCCAATCCGTTGCGCGCGTACAACGCCCACGGTGGGGATTCCTACATTTACGCGAAGGTGAAATAGATGGCATTCCTCGCGGCGGTTGCAGCAGTCAAGGCGTACAGCGCCTGGTCTCAAGGCCAGGCTGCGGCCAACGCTGCCGATTACAACGCGCAGATGACCGACTACGCCAAGGGCCTGGCGCTCACTCGGCAGTCTCGTGAAGCGGCGCGCTCCATGGGTCGGGCGCGCGCGGCATACGGCGCGGCCGGCGTGGTCGGTGGGCAGGGGTCCACTCTCGACGTGTTGGGTGACGCGGCGGGCCAGGCCGCGCTGGATTCACTGAGCTTGCGCTTCAACTACGAAAGCCGGTCCAACCTGGATCGCGCGAAGGCTGAGAACTATCGCACGTCCAGCGTGCTCAACGCCTTCGGTGCAGGATTGAGTGCCTTCGGCTCTGGAATCCCGATGTACGGCGCGCCTTCTGGCGGCGGAAGCGGTGCGGTCAACACCGGCACGGTCACGGGTTCGGACATGGATGTCTACACATCGGGTTGGAGTTCGTGATGCCTCAGATTCAACCCTACACCTCTCAGATCACTGCCCAGGGCGCGCGGGCCGACGCCGAGGATTTTGGCGCGCAGACGGGCGCCGCGCTGATGAACGTGGCCGGCGGCGCTATGGATATGGCCCAGGCCATCCACCAGCAGGAAGTGCAGGCCGACGTCAACAACGTCCAGGTCCAGATGGCCAAGTCCCGGGCTGAGTGGACTACGCAGTTGCGCGATCGCGCCAACCAGGCGCAGCCTGGAGACCAGACCTTCGCGCCCCGATTGCTGGACGACATGCGAGGGCACTTCGAGAAGCTGGCGCAGACGGTCAAGACCCGCCGCGGGCAGGAGGTGTTCAACACCCTGGCCGCCAACATGCAGGCCGACTTCACCGAGCGCAGCATCGCCACCCAAGCCCGGCTTGCCGCCGAGGGCGCCAAGAACAATGCCGTGCAGCAGCAAGAGGCTCTGGGGCAGACGGTGTTCCAGGACCCAACTCAGCGCGCGCAGTCGATGCAATTGCTGGTGGACTACACCAACTCGCTGCCTGGGGTAGATCAGGCGTGGAAAGCCGCGCGGGTGCAGGAGGGCAAAGATTATCTGAACCGCATGGCGGTGCTGGGCCAGATCCAGCGCGACCCCTATGAATTGCTGGCGCGCATCAACCCCAAGGATCTGGAGCCCGGCGCGGCCGAGCGCCCGTTGCGCACCGGTGATGCCGCATTTGACGCGCTGCCGGCTGATCAGCAGTTCCAGCTGGTCAAGCAGGCACGCGAGTACAAGAGCGCCTACGACACCGACGCCAACCGGCAGCGGATGGAGGAAGAGCGCCAGAAGAAAGACGCGCAGGAAGGCGTCATGAACGGCATGCTCACGCGCATCATCACTCCCTCCACGGACCAACCGCGGCCGACCGCGCGCGAGATCATGTCGGATCCGACACTGGAATCGAACCAGAAGCAGCATCTGGTGGACTACATGTACCGATTCGAGCGGGAACGCTCCGAAGGTGTTGCGTCGAAGCAACACCCTACGGAGGTGCGTCGACTGTTGACCGACGTGTATCGGGGTGAGGATGATCCCAAGAAAACCTACAGCATGGACGCGGCCATGGAGTCCTACCGCCAGGGCAAGATTTCCACGGCCGAGATGCAGATGATCCGGCGCGAGGTGGATAACCTGCGCAGCCCGGACAAGTCCCCCTTCCAGAAAGAGGTGGGACGGTTTCGCGCCACGGTGGAGAAGGCTATGCTGTCCGATGCCGTGGTGCGCGGCATGTCTAGGGCATCCGCTGACATCATCCCGGCCGCGCTGCAGCGGTTCAATTCAGACCTGGACGCCAAGATCGAGGAATACCGCCAGGCGGGCAAGAACCCCCGAGACCTGCTGACCCCCGGTTCCCGGGACTATTTCCTGGGCGGCGGGCGCATGCAGAGCTACCTGGATGACGCCACCAGCACGATGGGCGCGAGTGCAGCGCAACAGCGCGTGGCGCCGGCGGCCGCGCCGCGCATGCCTGGGGAAAGCCCGGCCGACTACCTCAAGCGGACGGGTAAATAATGGCCGCTGTAGATGATCTGAAAGCCGCGGGCTTCGATGATGCCGAGATCGGTGCGTTCGTCGGGGACAAGGCAAAAGCGCTGACTGAGGCCGGGTTCAGCACGCAGGAAGTGACGCAGTACCTGGGCGTTGCGCCAGCGCTGGATCAGCCGAAGCGGGCCAAGGGCCTTGGCCAGGCCTGGGAGGCGGGTTACCAACGCTCTTTGGCCGGGCTGATCGATCGCAACGCGCTACCGAATGTGGTCATTGACGCGCACGAGAACCCGTGGCACGAGCGTTGGGCGGCCAACATCGCCACCATGTTCCACGAGGCACCGGAAGGTATCGCAGGTGCCATGTTGGGAGCTGCGGCTGGTTCCCCTGCAGGGCCACCGGGGGCTGCGATAGGGGCGGGAGCGGGGGCCATGTACCTGCCCGCAGTCATCCGGGAATCCTACGCCAAAGCCATCCGCGATGGGCAAATTACGTCCAAGGCCGACTGGATGAGCCGCATCGGTATCGCTTTGCAGAATGCGGGCACTTCGGAAGTGCAGAAGCAAGCTGGCAAAGAGGCGGTGGTCGGCGCAGCCCTGGGCGGCGTGGGCAAGGTGGCCGGCCCGCTCATCGGCAAAGTTACGTCATCCACCGCGGCCAAGGTAGGCGGAACCATCGCGGCTGAGATCGGTACCGCGGCTATCGTGCCCGCGGCCCTGGAAGGTCGCCTGCCTGAGACGCATGAGTTCGTTGACGCGGCCACGATTGTGGCCGGGTTCAAGGCAGTGACTTCGGCCCCCGCCATCGCCAACCGGTTGACCAAGGTGTACGAAAAGACGGGCAAGATCCCGGCCGAAGTGCTGGGCGACGCGGCCGGCGACCCCACCATCATTCAGGATCTGGTGCGCGGGACCGAAGCCGAGGCCACGCTGCGCGCCGAGATGAAAAAACAGGGCGTCCATGTGCAGGAAATCGACCCGGCGACGATGGACCTGAGCATCTTCGACATCCCGGGTGCGGAACCGGCAAAACCTGGCCGCATTGCCACTGATACGGCGTGGCTGGCCAAAGACGTCGACCGCACGGTGACGCCCAGTTCCACAGACCTGGCGGCTTTGCGTGCGAACATCGAACAGAACGGGGTCCGTGACCCCATCACCATCACGGTCAGTACGGCCGACGGCCTGGCCTACGTCACCGACGGCAACAACCGGCTGGCTGCGGCCCGCGCGCTGGGAATCCCGGATCTGCCGTACAAGGTTGAGCTCACCGACGTTCCGTTTACTCCCGAGCAGCGCGCCAAAGCGCGCCCGACACAAGACCTGGGGTTGACCGAGGCCGATCTGGCGCCGAAGACCAAGAGCGCCGAAGCCCTGGCTGCCGAGGCCGAGCTCAGGAAGTTGCTGGGCGAGGACGACGTTCCCCGCGCCTACCAGAAACAGGCCGCCGACATGGCCGCACAAGAAGCGTTCCCCGGCGGCAAGGCGCGCACGGTGGTGGACTCGCCCATGGCTGAACTGCCCCAGGCCAAATTGTCGCACCAGTTGAACCTGCGCTACGTTGAAGCCCCCGCGGATGTCCAGGCGCTGCTGACCCGCATGTCCGAAGTGTACCGCGGCGAGATCGATGCGCAGCGCAACGGCACGAAGACCTGGGAGCAGACGGCGGCGGATGCGCGCGCGCAGCTTGGCGAGATGCTGGGGCCGGACGCCCAGCGCATCATGGCCGGCCGCGAGGGCGGCGATGCGGTGAGCAATGTGGAGATCAAGATTCGCTCCGACCTACTGATGCAGGCCACGCTCGATACCAGCGCGCGGTTGGAGGCCTTGCGCAAGGCGGGCCCGGATGCCTCGCCGGAACTGCGCGCCCAGGCGCTGCAGTCGGTGCACAAGCTGTCGATGATCCAGGCGTCGCTGACTGGCGCCGCGGCCGAGGCCGGCCGGGCGCTGCAGCAGATGAAGGCGATCAAGAGTCTGCGCGACCAGGGCGCGGACATCGCGCGACTCTATGAGATGTACGGCCGGGACCCGGATATCTTGCTGAAGATGCTGGGGGACGCGCAGACCCCAGAGCAGCTGGGCCGCCTGGTCAACGAGTACAGTAAAGCCACCAGCTGGCAAAAATTCATCGAGTATTACCGCGCCAGCCTGATGTCGGGTTTTCTGACGGTGGGCTACAACGTGGCCGGCAACACCGCTTTTCTGGCCCAGCGCAATTTCCTGGTGGAGCCCGGCGCCGCACTGGTGGGGGCGATCACGCGCTCCCCGGATCGAGTGACCGCCACCGAGGTGGCCGCGCGCTGGTATGGCTCGATGATCGTGGCGCCCATGAGCATGGTGCAGGCCGGCGCGCGCGCGATCAAGAACGACGGCTGGAAAGGCCCGGCGTTGGCTGCCTGGGAGGCCGGGCAGGAAGCGGCCCCGGGCCCCGTGGTGAACACTGGCGTGGTCGGAAAGTTCACCAAGGCGGTGTACGGCACCAATAGCATGCTCGATGCCATGTTCCGTACACTCACCGAGCAGGGCGAAATGTACTCGCTGGCCACGAAGGACGCGATCAAGCAGGGCCACGAGCCGGGCACGATGGATTTCTTCCGCGAGGTGAAATCCCGGGTCGAGAACCCCACTGACGCCATGTTCGAGGCAGCCAACAAGGCCGGCGAGCGTGCCGTGTTCGCCACTCCCATGGGCGAACTGGGCAAGAAATTCGCGGCCTTCGCGGACGCTTCCAAGATCGGTCGGTTTGTGGTGCCGTTCCAACAGACGCCGGCCAACATCATGAAGGAAACGTTCCGCAATAGCCCCTTCGCTCCGCTGGTGGAGGGTTGGCGCGCGGACGTTGCCAAGGGCGGCGCGGCGCGCGACAAGGCCGTAACTGAGATGGCAGTAGGCACGGCGCTCTGGACTGGCGCGGTGCTGCTGGCCAGCCAGGGCAAGATCACCGGCTATGGGGACCCCGATCCCAAGAAACGCGCGGTGCAGATGCAGTCGGGTTGGCAACCGTATTCGTACAAGACCAGCGACGGTGCCTACATTCCACTGGTGCGGCTGGCACCTACAGTCGGCACCATGCTGGGCATGGCCGCAGACACGGTGCAGATGCGCGACTACATGGAGCCGGAGGAGCAGTACAAGCTGGGCAAGATGGGCATGCTCACCTTCAAGAACGCCATCACCAACCAGACCATGCTGGCGGGCATCACCAATGTGCTGAAGGCCCTGGACGACGAGAATTCGCTGGCTAGGTGGATCAACACCACAGCCGGCAGTCTGGTGCCAGCATCCGGCATGCTGGGCCAAATCGCTGCGTTGAAGGACCCGTACCAGCGCGAGGTCTACGGCACGCTGGACTCTATCCGTATGAAGGTCCCCGGCGCGCGCGAGCTGAACCAGCCCCGGCTGGATGCATGGGGCCAGGAAGTGCCGGAAGTCGAGCGGCCGCTGTTCATCGCGCCGGTCAAGGTCACGAAGCAATCTGAGGACAAAGTGCGCAACGAGGCCGCGCGCCTGGGTGTGGGCGCGGCCAAGCCCCCCAAGACCGTAGACGTGGGTATCAGCGCGGGGCGTGTTGGTATGGTCGAACTCACCCCCGAGCAGAAGACCCAATTCGCACGGGATGCCGGTGAACTGGCCTACCGGATTGTCGAGCCGGTGGTGAACAGCGCGCGCTGGGATAGCACCCCGGATCTCGTGCAGCGCCAGATCATGCAGGACGCCCTGGAGGCGGGCCGGCAATTCGCCAAGAGTCAGGTGTTCACGCCCGAGCAGCTGAAGCAAGAGATCCAGACCCGCAGTGCCCGGCTGCGTGAGCTCCTACAGCCGAAATAGCGCTTTGCTATCGGAACCACAATTGCGATAATCACATGATTGCGAGGCCCACATGACCGTCAGCACCACCACTCTGCGCAACGACTACACCGGCAATGGCGTGACGACTGCGTTCACGATCGGTTTCCGATTTCTGGACAACGCGCACATCAAGGTCATCCGCACGGTCATCAGCACCGGCGTCTCTTCGACCCTGGCGATCACCACTGACTACACTGTGGCCGGCGCCGGCGGAGCCAGTGGCGGCACGCTGACGATGCTGATCGCGCCCACGTCCGATCACCGCATCTCGATCTTGCGCAACGTTCCGTTGACGCAGTTGACCGATTACGTGGCCAACGATGCCTTCCCCGCCGAATCGCACGAGACGGCGCTGGACAAGCTGACCATGATCGATCAGCAGTACCAGGAGCAGGTCGACCGGTCGTTCAAGTACCCTGAGAATGAAGCGGGCAGCCCGTCCGAGTTCGTTCCCAGCCTTGAAACCCGCCGCAACAAGGTGTGGTACTGGGACGCCAATGGCGAGCCCACTGTGGGCGACTTGTCCGCGGTGGCGGTTACATTCTCTCCGCAGACACAGACCTTCAGCGGCGACGGTGCGACGGTGGCGTTCACCTTGAGCGGCGCCCCGGGCAGCTCGGCCGGCCTGATCGTGTCCATCGGCGGCGTGGCCCAGCGGCCTGGTGTGGATTTCAGCGTGGCCAATACCACGCTCACCTTCACCACGGCGCCCGTCACGGGCAGTGACAACATCTTGGTGCAGAACTTCTCGATGTCGCGCACCGTGAATTCGATGGACGCGAACGCGGTGGCCTGGGACGGCGCCTTCGCCGACGAGGTGCTGGCCCAGGCCAAGCCCCTGGCCAACTACATAGCACTGCGTGCATATACGGGGAGTGCTACAGGCGTGCGTTTGACGGACGCTGGTATTTCCGGCACGTTCAAAAGGCGTGGAGGGGCTCAAGCAGATAATGGGGGAACCTACATCGTAGACGCTTCTGCCAGAGTCTGGGAGCGTGATTTTGATGGGCCAGCTAGTTCCATGTGGTTCATGTCTTCTGCTCAGGTTGCGGATATTAGAGCTGGGACGCAACTTGTGGATTGCACCACTGCACTGCAAGCGTTTCTCGACGCCTGTGATTCGGGCTGGATTGCTGACGGTAAATACAAGATCACCGATGAGCTTGTGCTTCGGTCAAACCAAACCATCTTCATGAGTTCGAAGGTCGAAATTCGGCAGTACACAGCGAACAAGAGAATCTTTAAAGCCACCTCAAAAGATAGTGTTTGGGTGCATTGTGGTGGAGCAGTGCTATATGGAGAGGGCTCTTGGTCAGCAGCATGGACTGGAAACTCTGGTCACACTGATAGGGCGATTGGTTTCATCGGATGCACCAACTCTGGAGCGACGTTCCCGCACACAAAGAACTGTGCCTCTGCCGGTGTTGAAATCGTTGGCGGTTCGTCAATTAAGATTGCCTACCCAATCATTGAGGGGACGAATCTGTATAGCGCGCCAATTCCTGCTAATGGGAATTTCCAGAATGGTGTGTATATCAGCAATGATTCGACGTATGGGGCTGCTGATGATGTTCAGATCATTTGCCCGGATATTTCAGGGGTGGCCCAAGGCATTCTGAAAGAAGCTCAATTGGGCGTAGCTGTATCGAATCAAGCAACGCAGATCGTTTCCGCAGATATCCACGACATCACTGGACAGCACGCTTTCTACATGCAAGCAGGTAACGTGGCTATCGTCAATCCGATTGTCACAAACGTTAATCTATCAGCCGTGAAGGTGCAAAGCGCAGACGCAAACCTAGACGTGTCTGGCATCAGTGCAACAGGTGTTATCGCTCAAAACATCGGAAACTCTCTGTTCGAGATAGCAACGGTTGGTACGGGCAGTCTTGGAGACCTAACACTTTCCGGTAATGCAAATGGCTACGGTTATGGCCTATCGATCAACGGCAAGGTTACCGATCTTCGCTGTGATCTCAATTTGAGAACAGGCGGTACTGCGGTTTACATCCAAGGCGCAAATGTCACCGAGTGCGATATTGATGTGTACGCCAAGGACATGACATCCGATGGCATCTTGGTGACTGCTACAACGTCATCCGGAATTCGCATTCATCCGGTTTTGAGGGAGCCATGTTCTACTGCAGCGGTTGGAGAGGCCGGCATACGCATCGCCAGCGCAAGCGCAAGCGTCGAATTGTTCGACCCTGATGTGACTGACGCAAACACGAAGATGTCGTATGGCCTCTTCAACTCCGTTGCTGGGTCTACTGTTAAAGTTCGCGGGTCTGCTAAGTTCACAGGGGCTTCTGATACCGCTGTGCGTGCAACTGGCGTCATCACGGAATGGCCTACCGAAGCGACACTCAGCGGAACCAACGGAGACTACACAAGTCTTGCAAACATCAGTTCGTCGGGTCCGATCGTTACCAAGGTAAATTCCACAAGCGCCGCCAATGTTGTTTTGTGGACGCAAAACCTGGACGATGAGTCCGCCTATCTTGTGAAGGCTGAAATCTCCGGCAAACTTTCCACGTCAGCTGAGAGAGCCGGATACGTTGTTACCGGCCTCTTTTACCGAGACGCGGCGGGTGTTGCAACTATCCAAGGAGCGGTTGACGTTGATGTCGCCATTGCAAGCGCCGGATTTGCTGGTGTATACGCCTTGGGAGTTGATGGAGGAAACGGGGTTGTCATAACAGTTAACTCTGGTGGCGTTGCGACATACAACTGGAAGGCCAGGGTAACAGTAACAAAGGTGACGTAATGCATGTCCTAGAAGCATTAATCGGAAGCACGGGCATCCTGCTTGTTATTCTCACGTAAAGGAGTACCAAAGATGAGAACGTCTTCCCACAACAGCGATCAGTTCAAGCATTGGCTGTATCAGTCTGTTGACTGGGCGGTCAGGTTGCTGATCGTGACAGCCTGTGTCTTCGTCTGGAAGATGTACGAGGCTCAGAACCAGTTCCTGCAACGCATCAGCACAACGGATCTCCGTGTCTCGCAGCTGGAAAAAGACGTCGCCAGGGTGGAAGGGAACATGGTTACCATTGACACGCTCAAGCGAGTCGAGATATACATGGAACTCATATTGGCGCGCGCCGGCATCAACCAGAAAGTCGATCTTCATTCGAAGGAGTTGGAGCGATGAAGAACATCAAAAAGCCCACCCTCGTGCCGGACTGGCGCGCAGGGTGGAAGTGGTTCAGCGTTCAGGCCAACGCCGTGAACGCATCTTTTCTGGCGACGTGGGCATTGCTCCCGGAAAAGTTCCAAAACGCGGTGCCCATTTCTGCGGTCCTAGGCATCGCCATCGCCATTCTGGTCATCGGCACCCTGGGCCGGTTCATCGACCAAACTCCCAAGGAGTGAGCACCGTGAAGAAGTTCCTGATCGCCGCGGCCCTGCTGGTCGCCACTACCGCGCACGCCGGTTTCATGGTGATGCGCACCCCCGAGGTCAGCATCACGCTGACCGACCACACCTGCCCGGCCGAGATTGCGGGCAATCTCAAGCCAGATTTCAAGGACAAGTTCCATGAGGCATGGATGCTGCTCAACGGCCGACCGGTGCTGGGCTGCTGGATCCCGCACGTGGAAGACCCCAGCATCGTCGTGATCTTGACTGCCAGTGGCCAGGCCTTCGGCGCTGAACTCAAGGCGTTCCGCCAGGACGACGGGATCTGACGTGGATATTATCCTGCGCCTGGAGCGCATCACTCCGGCCGGCTACCCCCGGACGTTCGGCAAGCTGCTGGCGGGCGACGACCACCGGCTCTGCTACACGCTTGAGGACGAGGTTCGGGAGATTCCGGGCCAACCCGTGGCTGACTGGAAGATCCGGGGCGCCACGGCCATCCCCGCCGGCCGGTACCGCCTGACCATGGAGGACAGCCCAAAGTTCGGCCCCGACACCCTGACGGTTCATGACGTGCCGGGGTTCGACTACATCCGCATGCATGCCGGCAACACCGAGGCCGACACCGAAGGCTGCCCCCTGCTGGGCATGGAGATCGACCCGCACGGCATCGTTGGCGGCACCAGCCGGCCCGCCGTCAAGTTAGTGCAGCACGTGGTACGCGAAGCCATCGACCGCGGAGACGTGGTGTGGCTTGACGTCAGCAACACCGTGGAGGAAGCATGAGCAGAACCACCAAGGGGCGCAAAGGCCCTGGCTACGAATACTGGTCGGCTCGCCCAGGGAACCGGTGCGGCGGAATCCTGAGCCCAAACGGGGGGAAGCACACGAAGAAGCGTACCCACAAAGCCGAGCGCCAAATGAACAAGGCCAGGTCCGGAGATTTCGAATGAACCCCTTCCACGTCATCCTGGCCATCAGCCTTGCCGCAAATGCCGCCCTGGGCTGGGCCTATCTGGGCCAGCGCGACAATACCACCACGGCCAAGGTTGGAGAGCGGCAGGCCGTTGGTGTTGCCATGGAATGCAGCAAGGGCACCGAGCAGCTGGAAACCAAGGCCCAGGAGCGCAAGGCCGCGGCGGCTCCCAAGATTGCAGAGGCAAAGAAACAGGCCGAGCAGCACAACCGCAAGGCCGACAAGATCTTGGCCACGCCGCCGGCCGTGCCGGGCGATGCCTGCGCCAGCGCCCAGGCTGTGGTGGATGACTGGTGGGAGAAACGCAAATGAATGGCCTCCCACCCCGCTGGATGCGCTGGATCTACATCGCGGCGGCCGTCGCCCTGCTGTTCGTGCTGACGGCATGCGGCAGCAATCCGCCTCAGACGGCGCCTGTCTACGTGTCCGTACCCGTGGAGTGCCGGGAGAAGGTGCCCGATCGCCCAGTGATGCCGACCGAGGAATTCACCGAGAAGCCGGCCCTAGATGCCTACGTTCGCGCCTCGCGCGCAGAGATCGAGCGCCGCGAAGGCTACGAGGGCCAGCTGCGCACCGCCCTGGAAGCGTGCACGGCGCCAGTGAAATGAATGCAGCCTTCAACAGGAGATTAAATTGATCCTTTCACGTCGCTCATTTCTGGGACTACTCGCCGCTGCCGCTGCCGCTGGCGTGGTGGTGCCTGCGCTCGAAAAGACGAGACATCCCTATGTTTCTAAAGCGGACGGAACGGCCAGCTACATCGGCCGCCATCCCGGCGGCTTCATAGGCAGCCAATCGATCCACGAGATCCACGCCTGGGACGGATACGGTTACCCGGTGGACCTGTGGAACAACGCAGCCGGTCGGTACAAGGCGCTGGAGCGCTACTACGACTTCGATCTGGCGAACTTCAACCGCGAGATTCCGCGCGGCTTCTGGCACAACGGAGCGCATCGCCAATACACGAATGTACACACTTGGCTGCGCACGCAGCGCTTCGGCGAATCGATCGAGCAAGCGATGTCGACTATCAATTTATACAGCTTTAGCGTCTAGCCAGCCATGAACGCAGCCGCTATCCTGCTGGCCGCATCCATGGCCGGATGCGCGGCACCAAGACCCGCCCCGGTAGGCATGCTGGCCACCGGAGAGCAGCGCATAGGCCGCGAGCAGATCGAGGCCGAGCACAAAGACCCATACACCAGGGTCATGCGCTTCCAGGCCTGGGTTCTGGGTCTGACACGTTTTGAATTTTGAATTGACATTTGGAGGACACCACCATGACTCAAAAAGTACCCGCCAACATGACCGTCGAGGACCTGACCGATGCCGAGGTGGTGCACAAGACCGGTGACGAGACGATCGCGGGAGCGAAGACTTTTACCGGGCTGGTCAGTTTGACTGGTGGCCAGGCGAAATTCCCCGCCACGCAGGTCCCGAGCGCCGACGCGAACACACTTGACGACTATGAGGAAGGAACGTGGACCCCAAGTGTCGGAGGCACTGCAACGTACACCCTGCAAAGCGGGAGCTACGTGAAGATCGGGAAAGCAGTGTTTTTCAGCGGCGCGCTCGCCGTCAATGTGATCGGCACAGGCAGTACTTCCGAAATTTCCGGGTTGCCCTTTGATGGCTTGGTGGCTGCGGCGGCTCCGGTAACGTTGTTCAGCGGATTGGCGATGAATGTTGTGTCAATGTCCGCCTTGATCACCGTAGGCGCGCCCTTGCCCGTGGTACGGCTGTATAGCCAAACCGTAGCGAGTGCGGCGCAAGTGCAAAACGCCGTACTCGGGAACGGCGCCACCGTGTACGTTTCCGGGCACTATTTCACCAACTAAGGTGAACTATCATGCCCTGGACCCCAGCCCAATACCGCCTGTTCCAGGCCGCGGCGCACGATCCTAAGATCGCGGCCAAGCACCACATGTCGCAGTCCACCGCTGCCAAGTTGGCGGCCGAAGGCATGAAGAAAACCAGCGAGGTGCTGGGGCACCGAGCTAAGAAGGGTTGACCTGCTCTGGCTCGCAGAATCGAAACCCCTGGAGAAAACCGACCTCCCCCTGGATCAGTGCCCGGCTGGCAGCAGCCATCGGCAGCACCCACTCATAGTAGTCATCCGGGCCGGCCAGCAACACGAACCCCCGATAGCGGGGGCGCCAAGCCTTCTTGCGGCGTAGTTTGCGCAGTTTCATACGACCTCCAGCATCAACCGATCCGCCACCACGCCCACGGCTTCGGTGGCGGCATCTTCCATGAGCCAAGCATAGACCTTGGTGGTCTGCGCGGACGTGTGGCCCAGCATCTGCATCACCTGCTCGAGCGTCACCTGGCCGGTGGACAGCGCCACGCTGGCGAAGGTGCGGCGCAAATCGTGCATGGTGAGATCCAGGCAGCCGGCTTCGCTCCTCAGCCGATCCCACAGCTTCTTGGGCGCGCGTACGCCGGTGATGGTACCCGGGCCCCGGGACAGCCGCTCCAGCACCTCCAGCGCCACGGGAGGCAGGTAGATGATGCGGTCGTAGCCTCCGGCGTCGGTCTTGTGCTCGGCCAGCAGCAGGCGGTTTCCGTCCAATTCGTCCCAGCGCGCGGCGGCGATCTCGCTCTTGCGTGCACCGGTGGTCAGCAGCAGCCACAGGAACGCAGCCGACGCCCGGTGGGGCCCGGCCAGTTCCCGGCGCAGCGCGCCCACCAGGGCAGCGATCTCCTGCCGGCTCGCCTTGCGCCGGCGCGCCCGCTCCTTGTACCGCTTGACGCCGGCGCAGGGGTTGTCCTTGGCCCACTGCAGCGGGGCGATGGCGAAGTTGAACATCTTGGAGGCCAGCGCCAGCACACGGTTGGCCTGGACGGGCGCGGCGGCCATACCTGCCACCAGGTCAGCCACATCGGCGTAGCGGACCGCCGATAGCTTTTTGATACCGAGCGGCTTGGCAAGATAGTTTTCCCACATGCGTTTGTCCTCGGCTGCGGACTTCTTGCTGCTGCCGTGGCGCTTCCAGTATTCCGCCCAGAGCTCGGCGACCGTAGCCTCGCTGCGCGCCGCGGCGCGAGCCTGACTGGGATCACCACCGGCGGCCACCTGCACCAGCAAGTCGCGCGCGAGCTGGCGCGCCTGGGCCAGAGAGATGGCACCAGCGTCACCCAATTTCGGCCGCCGCTCGACGCCAGCGTGCGTGCGGAAGTACAGGTAGTACGCCTGGCTGTCGCGGAACCGGCGCAGATGCAGACCCTTGACCACGTGGTCGTGCACGACGTCAGCCACGTTTCTGCTCCAGCGTCAGGCTTCCCCACCAAGCGCGTACCTCTAGGGGGTCATACCAGGAATTGGCATGAACCGCCGCCCGGGCAGAGTGATTTATTTTTGGCTTGGGCCCCGGATGCTTGCCCAACAAACGCACAAGCCGTGTATGGTCTACCCCAAGTTCTTCGCACAACTCTCTGAAGGACCGCAACGGTCGGTGGCGCCCGTTCTCACGTATGCGTTTCGATTCTTCGGCCATTGGTTGTAGCTTCATGAGGAACCTCGCTCCCCCGCTTCCTGCTTGAGCACCAACGTAAGCGGAAGCAGCCCCACGTCGATGTTGTCGTTGTCGATCCAGATTTTCTCGGGGTCGACGGGGTATCCATTCGGGCCGACGCACTCGGCGATGCGGATGCTTTCTTCCGTCACCTCGCATTGGACATAGAGGGGCAGGCCGCCCGGGAGTTCATATATGAATTCGATCATGTTTGCTCCGTTGATAGCTATGTCCAATCCACCGGCCCACCTATGTAGGCTTCCCAGTTCGCGCGCAGCGTCTCCAGCCCCGGACTTCGCCAGCTGTATGTGGCATCTTCGGGGTCCTCGGGCCGGGCCTTTACCTTGGGCATGGCCGGCGCCATCTCGACCAGGGCCTTCATGAAGTCGTTGCGGCCGGGCAGCCGGCTGCGGATGTTGCGCCCGCGCGCCCAGTGCTCGAATGCCTGGCGCATGCGGTTGGTGGGCACCAGGGGTGGCAGGCTGCCTTCCCAGTCACTGCCGACCAGTTGGTTGCTGCCGATGCAGTCCAGCCACCATTCCGCCACGGGCTCCAGGCTGGCGTGCTTCTGCTCGGTCAGGCCCTGTGTATTCGGCGCGCCGTTGATGTCGATGTCGCTGATGTCGAAGTCCAGCAGGAAGCGCAGCAAATGGGCGTAGCCCCCACGTTCCATGCCGACGCGCATGTCCTCGAAGAACTTGCGATCCTGCCGGCGGCCATCCCCCACATTGAACACCGCGAATCGGCGCTCGTCCGTGCTGGCGGGCACCAGCCACTTCTCATTGCCGATGATGGCCACGCGGGTGAGGTTGTCGACCTTGTAGGGCTCGGACCCTTTGCGCTCGATGGTGTGGCTGGCGCCAGTCACCAGTCCCTTGAGCTTGCCCTCAGCGCGCTTGTCGCCGGCCCAGCTCGCCTCGTCCAGCACGAAGAACAGGTTGGATTCCAGGTGGGAGTTGAAGTTGCCCAGCAGGTAGCGCTCATCGTCGGCCACCATGAAGTGTTGGCCCAGCAACTGGCCGACACGTTCGACCAGTGCGTTCTTGCCCACGCCCTTCTTGCCTTTGAACACCAGGGCCACAAGCGGTTTCTCCCAGGGCTTCTGTATCATGTGGGCGAAGTAGCCCAGCAGCCAGCGGCAATGCTCCTTGTCGCCGCCACACACGTTGTTGAGCGCGTGATCGAGGAACGCGGATACCGCTGGGTGATCGGCGCTGTCGGCCGGCGCCACGCTGAATCCACGCCACAGGTTGTACCAGCGGGGGCCCGGGTCTTGCTGTGGTGCAAACACAACAGCGTCGTACTCGCGGCGCGAGGTGCGCGTCATCCAGATCTTGGATAGCGGGATGCGCTTCTCCCCCACCTGGATGGTCTTGTTGGCGAACCAGGCGTGCATGTCGTTGGGCGACAAGTGCTCCGTCACCTCGCGCCCCTTCTCGTCCGTCGTTTCCTGCAGCACAAAGGCGCCGCGCTTGATGAAGGCGAATTCCTTGTTCAACACATCGGCAGGGTGCTCGCCGGTGTCCTCGTCGGCCGGCGGCGCGCCGGTGGAGAACACGGCCTCGGGGGCGGCCACGCCAGGCGGTTCTTTGCCGTAACGGTAGGCATGGTCGATTTTGTCTGCGATGTCGGTCCAACCCCACGGAGGATCGCAGCGGTCGTTCCAGTGATCGACCATCAGCTTAAACGCCTGATCCTCCGTCAGCCCCAGATCCTTGAGCTTGGCGGCGACCTTGTACGTGGTCAGATCTCCTCCGTCTCCTTCGGTTGCGATCGGCGCCGTCTTGAGGTACTCAACTGCGCGTCCGTGTGCGCGCCCAGGGTCCACACCAGCAAGAGGCTGAACATCAGCAGCGGGACGATCAGGCGCAGCGCCAAGACGAGCGACCAGCCAAGCAGGCGCAGGAGCAGGTGGCACGCGACGAGTAAGAGTGTAGGCACGACCGTCGATCTCGCTCCCGGGGCCCACGATGTAACCGCCGCGGCTGCGGATGTCCAGGCCTTTGCCCAGCACGTCCACGCCCTGCTTAAGTGGTGTGTCGCAAACATAGATGAGGTGCCTTCCTCCACTCGGGGTTTCCTGCTCCATGGTCAGAGGGAAATCGAAGCCTTGCAGTTCGAGCTCAAGCAGGCTGCAATCGCCGAACTTACCGTGCTTGTTGTCTATGTCGATTGTCACTAAGGCTTTCCCGTTGCCGAATTTCCCCGTGGCAATGCCAACGTTACCCGCCCAGTCCCACTTCTCAACCTCCGCTCCCGTCACCGCCGCGTTTGGCCAATCAGTTATCGCGGGTAGCTTACTATTTTGTTTTATCGGAAAAACGTAAAACCCGGCCGACCCCAATTGCCGTGCGAGATCCCTAATGTTTAGCTCCATAGAATCTCCATGTAGTCCGCAACTTTTCTTAGCTCCTCGGGAGTTGCGTCATTTTTAATCCGGTTAGCACGTTGGCTTATTACTTGGACATTACCCTTTACGTAACCTCGCTTCGGGTCCACTCTGTCCAGTGAAGGCGCGTTATCCCGATTCTTTCGCCCGCCTCGTCGATAGTCAAGTTCGATTCCTAAAATCGGGCATTTCGCTGGTTGGTCAATATCCTCGAAGGATATGTCGCATGGAATACCTAGTCGCTTAGCTCTGCTTCTAGCGTGCGTGACAACCCGTTTAGTCCAATTGGCCGCGGCCCATTGAAGTTGTCTGGCGTTTTCCCTTTCACGGTTAGCTTCCCGATATCGAGAGTAGTATTCCCGACTGCAGGTTATACAACTCCAGTCTTTTCCGTCTAGCGCCGCCGCCCTATTTCCGAAATTCAACACCGATTTGTTCTCACCACATCGGTTGCAAGTTTTAGTTTCCACGGAAGTCCTTGGCCACCCGAGCCTGTTCATCGTCCATGCACGCCTTGTCGCACCACCGCAACGGCGGCGCCAGGGCTTCACCGCAGTTCGCGCAGAAGCCAGTGTACTTCGGGCCCTCGGGTTTCTTCTGGCACAGCGCCGCCTTGTTGAAGGCTTCGGCTGGGCCGTCTGCGTCGTCGGCGATGTCGCTCATAGCTGCCACCATTTCTTTTTGCGTGGACGAGGCGCCGAAGCTAAGGCTATGCCTAGCGCCAACGCGGACACGATTATTACCCTGTTCGACTCATCTTCTTTTCTTCGCCGCTCTGCTTCCTCCGCTTGGCGCTTTTTTATCCGGTCAGTTATTTTGCTCATTTCCTGTACCTCTTTCCTCTCCACCCCTCCGCCGACACCGGCAGCCCTGCGGCCCAGGCTGGCGTTTGGGAGATCAACTTCTCGATCAGCTCCGTCGTGTGCGCGGGCGCGGTGCTGGGCACTTCGACCACCACCTCATCATGTATGTGCATCACGACAGGATACCCTTTCTCTTCGAGCCATACGATGGCGTCTGCCAGTAGATCACGAGCCACTGCCTGCGTCACGTTTTCAGCGAGCGACCCACCGTAGGTGTTGGTTTCTTCCCACTTGTTGGTGGTGCCGTTGACGCTCCAGTAGAACAGCGCGGGCTTGGTGCCGCCCCACGGTACTTCAACATCACGCACCTCGGGGTATGGATAGCACAGCACACGGCCGCTTGGCAGCTTGCACCACAGGAAAGATCCGTTCTTCTTGAACTGCACTTGGCGGCCGGCCACGCCCGCCTTGCACACACAGCCCAGCTGCACGGCGTTGATGGCCGCACTTTCCAGGTCGTGCCAGTAGCCTACGATGCGTGGGTGCGCTTCGCGCCACGCCTTCTTGATGTTGTCGGCTTCGTGGTCTTCCACCTTGACACCGTACACGCGGGCCATGGACTGGAAGGCGCCGATGCCACCGCCGTAGCCCAGCGCCAGTACAGCCACTTTGCCGATTTGACGCTCGGACTTGTCGATGTGCTCCATCGGCTTGTCGTAGATACCGGCTGCGGCGTGCTCGTAGATCTTGCCGTGGGTGCGGAAGATGTCGAGCACCTTCTCTTCGCCCGCCAACCAGGCCAGCACACGCGCCTCGATGGCGTTGAAGTCCGCCGCTACCAGTTCGTGGCCCGGCGCCGCCACCAGCATGCCACGCAGGCACGAGGCGAGCACGTCCAGCGGCGGGCCGTACATCATGTCGGTCCAGCGGGAGAATGCTTCCGGTGTCCACCGGCCGCCACGGAGCGCCAGCAGAGAACCCAAGAATTCGTCGACCTCTTTGGGTTTGAGGTTGCCACGGGGGAAGTTCTGCACCTGGATGCGGCGCCCGGCCCAGCGCCCGGTGTTGGCGCCATGGTATTGCAGGATGCCGCGCACTCGGCCATCAGCGGATGCGGCATCACGCATAGCAATCAGCTTCGCAGTGCTGGACTTAGCGGCCTCACGCCGGAGAATAAGCGCAGTTCGGACTCGATCAGGTAGTGGATCGCCCCCGGTTTCAGAAAGCGCATCGAGGACGTCAGCTTTTGCCAGTCCTCGAATCTCGACGCCTTGACTGCGTATCCACTTGACCAGCAGCTGGACTTCCGTGCAGGAGCCGACGACGCCGCCTGTCGTCTTGAGCATCTCCGCATTGAGCCTGGCCTTCTCAGACTCGACCAGCTTGATGGCTGCATTGACGGCTTCAAGGTCGACCTGGATCCCGCGTTGATTGATGCGGTAGTCGATCTGCCAGATTTTCTGTTCATAGTCGGAGAGCTCCATCATGCACTTGTGCAGTGCGCGTTCGACTTCCACGTCCTGCTTGCAGTAGGCGTAGAGCTGTTGGAATTTTTCGGGGGCGTCTTCGGGAGTCCAGAAGATGGAGGCGTTGGCCCCGCAATCGCACGAACCCGCCGGATACGCCGGAGCGTTATGCGTGGCGCAATCAGACCAATGCCCCAGCGCTTTCGGCTTTGCCAGCTGCATCATCACGCGCGCGCCGGTCATGTCCTTGCGCTGCTCGATGCCGACGGCGGCGCTCGCCTTGTCAAGGCTGCTGGGTAGAGACATGGCATAGGCCATCGCCATTGTGCAGCGCACCTGCTCGGGCTTGAGCACGGGCCAGCCATACTTGGGCACGCACACGTTGTTCCAGATGGCGAGTTCGAACGCGGCGTTGTGGGCGTAGACGAGTCCACCTTCGCGGACATGCCCGAATAGGGAAAGCCCGCCGCGACCACCTGCGTCATTCTTTTCACCAAACTTCCACATGCCCACCGGCTCGTCATCGAACGCGAACGCCATGCAGTGCACACCAGTAGTGGGATGGCGCGCGTAGTTGTCCAGCCCCGCCTCTTTCAACTCACAGGCGCTGAATGTTTCGAAGTCAATGTGGAGGACCGTCACCGCGCTACCCTTCTATCAAAAAGCGACCCCGGAGGGTCGCTTCACTTGCACACGTTGTCAGTCGAACAGGCTGCTGGCCGATTTCGCCGGGGCCCCGCCGCCGACCGCTTCGAAGGCTTTGCTGGCGGGGGTGCGGGCGCCCGTGCCCAGCGGTTCGTCGTCCTTGAGCTTCTGCAGGTTCTCCAGGCCGAAGCTCACGCCCTTATTGCCGGCCTGGTCGTAGGCGTAGCAGCGCACCTGGGCGCGGTACCAGGCGCCGGAGTAGGCCTCGGTCTCGTCGATGATGTCGTTGAGGTTGGCGTCCACCAGGCCGGGCCGGCGGTCTTCGTTGGCGCTGAAGGTCATGATGATCCAGTCGTCACCGATGCCGGGCGTGGGGTTGTCGAGCTCTTCGTTCAGACGGAAGGGGGAGCGCAGGGTCTTGGGGGGTTTGCCGGCCCACTTCTCCATGGCCGCAGCCTCGGCTTCCTTCTTCATCGCGGACAGATCGGTGTTGGGCGGGAACGCCGCCTTGACGGAGAACTTCGCCTTGCCCATGGTGCCATCGGCCTGCTTCTGCGCTTTCGCGCGGAAGATCTGGACGAAGGCGCCACGGAATTCGGGGGTGATCAGTTTTTCAGCCATTTTAAGATCCTAGGTTGCAGTTGAATTAAGCGAACGCCGATTTGGCGTCCACCTTGATCGCCGGCCTCTTGTCACTCTCGTGAACAAGAGTGTGACCCGAACTCTCCTTAACGGTGAGTTCGTCCAGCACGTCACGTTTCTCTTTGGGTAGCAGCTTCTCGATGGCGGCAGGGGAGAGCAGCTTCTTCTCGTACATCTCCGTAGTCGGGAAGAAGTTCGACAGCGCCCCAGCAACATAATCCTCTTCCTGCTTCCACTTCCGCGACGCCCGCTTCTCCACCAGCTTCCAGTTCGGAACCTCGTGGCCTTTCTCGGCTTCTCCGTAGGCGAACTCCCTGGTGTTCTTGATCCAGCCCTCCAAGATGGGCAGGAAGTCCAGTGTCTCGGCCAGGGCCTTGGGATCGTAGGGCAGGCCGGGCGCGAACACCTGCTTGGCCGATTCCTGCGCCTTGCTCTTGAGCGCGGGGCACTTGGGGGCGGCCAGGCACCAGCGGCAGCCTTTCTCCGATGGCACAAAATCTGGTTCTACGTAGTGGCCGAGACGGTATGATTCCGTCGCTATCTGCACGGATTCCGCGGCATCCAGCAGATCCGCATGGAAGTCCACCAGTTCCGTCACATCGAAGCGCACGGTGCGGATCGGACCATCTGAGTGCGGGCAGCGGGGCTGGACGATTCCGACATCGACATGGCGTGCGGGGTACTTCATTGTCAACAGGGCGGCCAGGGCGTAGATCTTGAGCTGCAGGTTGCCCTGCACCTCGACCGCCACGCCAGCGCCATGCTTGTAGTCCCGCACGTACAGCGTATCGGTATCGCCGTGCCACACGATGGCGTCAGCGGTGCCGTAGATGTCCTCGTTGACGTGCACACGCTGCTCGTAGTGACGCGACACGGCGTGGCCCTTGATGCCCTCGACGTGCTCCACGTAGACCATCACGTGTTCGAGCATGCCCGGATCGGCATCGGCCGGCGTCGGGTTGCCCTGCAGCAGATGCTCCGCCAGGCTATGCGCCCGGGTGCCTTCCTCGGCGAACTCGCTCGACTTCTCTGGCATGCCCTCGGACAGCACCACGCTGCCCGGACACGTCATCCAGCGCTCGGCGGCAGAGGGGGAGAGTTTGGCGTGGGTGCTCATGCTTTCGCGCGCTTTCCCTGCTGGTGTACTCGACCCGGGCCTTTTTTCGTATGGCTCCGGCTGCGGCCGATGTGGTGGCGCAGCAGAAGTGCGCTGTCCACTCCAATGGCCCCCAGGAAAATCTGCGCCATGTTGAATTTCGGTTTCATGTCACACCTCACACTTCTTCACGAAGTCCGCGTACTGCTCGGGCTGCAGTTCGCTGACGCGCTTGGCGTTGAACTCGGCCAGCAGGGCGACGCCTTTCTCAATGCCGTTCTTGGCGGTGTAGGCGCCCAGGGCCGGGCGCACGTGGTCGTCCAGGTTGAGGTTGGTGGCGGGGGTGATGACACCGGAGGGCGAGGGCGCCTCAGTCTTGGCTTCGGGTTCTGCGGGAGCCTGCGTGGTTTGCGGCGCGGCTGCCTCGGGCGCGGGCTCAATCACCTTGCGCGGGCGGCCGCGCGGTCTGCCCGACGTGCCGGCCGCGGGGGCTTCATCGGCAGTGCTGGCTGCCTCCGCCCCCGCGCCAGTCACGGCGCTGCCCTCGGTAGAAAGGGAAAGACCCGATGCAGCGCTGCCGGTGTTTTGGCCCACCTCCGGCTGGGGCGGCAAGATGTCGTTGAACCTGGAAATCTTGGGGACCTCGGCGAGCTTGGCCAGGAATACGGAAGTGGCCAGCAGCTCCGCCGCGCTGTCGAACAGCGGGTCAATGTCGATTCGGATTTGCATGTGTTTCTCCAGATGGTGAGGGGTCAGTCCGAACCGCGGACGTTGGACAGGTGGAAGTCATGCGTCATCGTAGCCGGCGCGCCTTGCAGAGCCTTGGCGATGGCCGAGATCA